GCAAGGTCTATCATATTGATTGTGTATGATCCAACCGGTGCTGCCAACTCCTGCAGCTTCTTCCTTCCGTCCGCCAGAAGGCTTTCCTTGTTCGTGTATCGCCCATCTATCCATGAGGTCACTATCGGCTTGCCTTTGTAGCCCTGCAGGTCGATATACGGCTTCCCGTCGTTTATATCGGAAAATGTCAAATCATCAGCACCGTAGCAGTAAAGCCTTGTGACAAGCCCTGTGCTACTTTCCTTATATGTGTGGTCCTTCATGTTTAACTCTGGAGTTACATACAATCCGGTGTCTATAGAAGCGTATGGATCTATCACAGTAACGACCTTGCTCAAACAATCAAAATCATACTGCACATCATATACCACCTTGCAGCGCATCAGTACATCGTATCCGTTGCATTTTTCCTTATCCGGTGTGCGTCTGATCGTTCTGACTTCTTCGCCAGTTACCGTCCATCCTGAAGGCTTGATATAATTCAATACATCGCCTATGGTCTTTGTCTGCAGTGCAGCGATATCTGCTGTCTTGAGATAATATGATGCCTTCCAATCATCCATATTCAATTCACAGGTGATCGTAGCCTGCGTGATCAACTTGTTTACGCCTTTGATAAGATAGAGGTTATCCTCTGTCCTTACTTCTGCCTCGGTCTTTAAATACGTAAATAACTCTGAATCTGGCGGAACATCAAAAGAGAGCGTTTCTTCGCCCTCTTCGTCCTTTTCTACATATGCGTTCGTGGCTACTGTGATAGGCAGCCATCCGTTTTGTGTCTTGACACTTAACATATCTCACCTCCTATAGATATACCGGGCTGTAATACATCACCACATCAGCGTTTGTGTTACTCACCGTGATGATGTGGTCGCCCGGTCCCAAACTGGGGAACTTGGTAAACATTGCATCAGAATATTTGTTTTTCCCATCCTCTGTTATGAGCATGCTCTCCCCATCCAGGATTATCTTCTTACCAGAATGGATATTACGTATCGTATATCCTCCTACTGTGATTTCTCCATTGTAATGAGGTGTTATCTCATAGCGGATACCGGCTTTATAGGTTCCTTTGATCGTAATGTAGTTATCCCCGTTTTTCAAGGTAAAACGACGTTCCTCGCCTCTCTGCAGAACTAGCAATGAAAGAGTAAGTGTAAAACTGCATACTCCTTCCTGCTGCACTGATGGTACACCATCAAGATAACACGTATACACATAACCGTCACCGATTCTCAATTCAAACCTATCGATAGCCTCTGATAAGAAACGGCTTATATCATTCTGTGAAATGAAATCCATCACTAAGTCGTATCGTTTAGGTTTCATATCGCGTTTTATCAATATAGGCACCATACTCTCTGTATAGGTATTTGATATCTGCATCGGCTGGTAATCGAATGCCGCAATAGAAGCGCTGAAGCTCCTTATAGGCTTTTTGTTTATCTTATGCATACCTTACCTCCCTTGAAATGCCATTTCTTCACTGATGAATGGTGCCAGTACATGAGCGGTCTCCCTATCTCCGATATGAACATGATTATCTATGACCGCCTTTAATGTTGCCTTGACTGAAGAAAAATCAGCTTTGAGCATTGAAGTTCTCAATATCTCAGTAGTCCCCTGAGTTCTAGCCACAAACTCCATTTTTGCCTGTTCTCCATATACTGCTGCTTGAGCTTTAGCAACCATATCGTTGATCTTATCAGTATCAAATGAAGATACCATGCGTTTTGAAAGCTCCTCAACACTCTGTTCAGCAACAGAGATATTATCTCTTACGCCCTTTGCCACACCACTTGGGATAAACTTCGATAAATCAGCGAACTTATGAGATGGAGATTTGATTTCCAGTGATTTTTTAAAGGTCGACAGCAGATCATTTCCGACACCCCACATATAACTCATCAAATTTCCTACTTTTGAATTCGTACCATTTAAGATTCCATCAATGATATTTGCTCCAGCTATCGAATACTCATCATTTTTCGAACGCAAGTTTTTGAGCATACCTTCTGCTGTTTTTCGTGCACGTTCCTGAACTTTCGGATCTTTGCTGTTCAATCCATCCACTACTTTTTGCAGCTTATCCGATGATACACCAAAGTATTTCTGCGTATCTCCCTTAAATGAAGTCAATGCCTTTAATGCCATATTACTATAAGCTTGGCTGTATTCAGGAGATTTTAAATTCACGGTAGACGTCTGGTTATTCAGTTCCGTTACTAATTGATCAAGTCTTTCCTGAGCGTTCTTCCTTTCTGTTTCAAGTTGCTTTCTATGACCTTCATCCGTAGTCTTGTCGATCGTATCATTCAAGGATTCGATGTTCGCTTTCTCGATTTCGATCCGTTCCTTCAAAGTTTTATCGATGCGCTCTCCCTGGTCGTTGTATTCTGCTACCTCAGATTGATTGATTTTTTTTAAACTTTCATAATCACCATTATGCATGAGTTCAAGATTTTCATAATAAGTGGCCTTATCAGTAAGGATACCATTCTGTACTTCTTGAATCTGTCCTTTCTGTCCTTCGAGAGTATCAACTTCCAACTGCAACCACTTTACATCATTGCTTGCTGCTATCTCATGATCTGAAAGACCTTTCTCACGTAACTCGGCCATTTTATCTGTTAATTCACTTTGCTTCTCGGCAATCTGTTCATTGAATCCCGTAATGGTTTCCAGATTAGTTTTATATAAGCTCTCTGCTTGTTTCATCGCTTCTGCTTGAGCTTCTATGATTGCACTGGCTTTCATTTTTTCCAGATATGTGTCTAATTGCTGTGACGCCTCATCATATTTCTGTATGACACCATCAACCATCTTTATCTCAGTACCAAGTGCCGGATTCAGCTCGGAAAGTATGAAATCAACTCGTCCTTCATATCCCGTCTTTACTTTACCATTGGCATCTACAAGCCGTCCAAGTTCAGAACGCAATCCTGCATAATAAGATATCTCGCCTGCGCTTTCATCTATCGCCTGCTGTTTAGTCTCTTTTAGTTCATCATACGACTCTTTGGCATTTTCAATGGCTTTTGTATTTTTTTCAAACTGAGATTCCTCGTCTCCCATGATGAAACAAAGTGCTGTTATCCCTGCCGCAAGCGCGCCTACGCCTATTGTCAGCCATCCCATAGGGGAGATAGCCTGTACAGCGTTAAGCGCAGCCTGCTTAGCTGTCGCAAGGTCTAATTGCCCGGACAATAAACCTACTGCAGCTTGCCCCAATGTCAATGAATCATTAAATTCCAGCCCAAAAGCAACGGACGCCTGTTGAGCATATGCAAAATCAGATGCTGCTTGTTTTGCTGTCTTAAATGCGTCTACCATCGGGAGCAATGTTGTTTTTGCAACATCAGCCGCCTTCATGGCAGCCATAGCTCCAGTAACGCCAGCTAGACCTACGGTAAGTTCTTTCCCATGATCAATCAGAAAGGAGAAGCCATTTACAAGCAAGGGTATGGCTTTTTCAGCCAGCTTTGCTGCTGCTTCAATAAGCTTTCCAAACGCTTCCGCAATCTTATCTACACTCTTTCCGAGTTTCCCATTACTCATCTGTTTGGATAATTCATCTACACTTCCCTGTGCCACATCCATAGACTTTTTCAATGGCTTCTCAAACTTCGAATATGCCGCTATGCCAACGTTCTTAAGAGAATTCACTACTTTGGCAGACTTCTCTTTGAAGGTATCTGTGACCTTGTCATATGCTTCTCCGACGACATCAGTTTTCGTTTTCATAGCCTCGAGGTTATTGGTAAATGTTATAGCATTATCCCCTGCCATCGATAAAGCTGCTTTCCCTGCTTCCAGAGATCCAAACATATCGATCAGTGACTTATCATTTTCCTTTGCATATCCTTCCATATCTACGATGATATCTACAAGAGTAACGCCTTCATCCATCAATTCTTTAAAGGACTTCTTGCCATATCCCATGCCCTCGTACATGTCCATCATAGCTTTATTGGCCTGTGTTCCGTTCTTACCGAGCTCTGCAATCAACTGATTCAGCTGTGTAGTTGCCTGGGCTGTAGGTGTACCCTGTGCAGTCATACCTGCCAAGGCAGCACCGACCTGTTCGAATGAAACACCCATTGCCGATGCAGTAGGAGTGACCTGTGACAGAACAGACCCCAACTCATTTACAGTCGTGATGCCCTTGTTCTGTGTCTGCATCAATACTTTGTGGATCCTATCTGTTTCTGATACGTCCATCTTATACGCATTCAGCACCTTGGCTGTTGCTGTAGTGGCTGTATTGACATCGGTAAAGCCGGCTTTTGCCAATTTCGTGTTCTTCTCCAGGAATCCCAGCGCTTCCGACATATCATCACTGGCAGGGATACCTGAAGATAAAGCATCATACATCGTATTACCAAGTTCAGAAGCGGCCAGACCGGTCTTTGTGGAAAGCTCCAGCATCTTTCCCTGATACTGCGTCATATCCACCTGCGCATCACCGAACAGTGTGCTGGCCTTTGCATTTGCCTGTTCAAACTCTGAGCCAAGATTTATGACTGCAACACTTGCTGTACCGATTGCCGCTGTGATGGCAGCAACACCAGCTACTGCAGCAGTCTTCATCGTGTTCAGTCCTTTGGAAAAACCGGCTTCATCAATCCTGGTATCGATGATAATACTACCATCAGCCTGTGACATCGCATCACCTCATTTCAAAATTAAAAGAACCCATCAAGGTTCTTTGATATTCATGCCTCCCGCAAGCAGAGTGGCAAAGTCGGCTGCTTTCTGCTCTGTAGTTCTGTTATCCGGAAGTGCATAGATCCGTTTCATTTCTGCGTAGTATCTCCTTTGCTCCGGAGACATTGTTGATGTTATCCGGATGGACCGATACATCATCACTTTTTTTATATTGCTATCCTCCGGCAGTTCAAGGAACAACTGCTTGAATATCCACCAGTGCAGCTGCGCTGTGGACAGATCGATATTGTAATACTGCCGGAAGGCTGTATAGATCATGTACTGGTCATCCTCAAAATCATAGACTCGTTTCGCTCTGCCGGTTCCTTTCCCTGTCTGATTGATGCCGCATCGATAAAACCATAACACCTGGTCCATGAATTCCGGGATATCAGAATACATGCCGTTCGTAACATCAAGGATGGCTTTGAATCGTTCTTCATTGCCGCAATCTTCCAACATCGTATTTTCAAATCGAATCCACGTGCGGAAATCAGTCTTGATAGGTATGACCTGACCACATACCGTGATATGATCAGGTGCGTCATCAAGCAAAAGGTTCACGACGTGGTTTTGGATTCACCTGGCAGAAAGCAGTGATCTCTTCAAAGATAAAAGTCATCAGTTGCTGATGCTCTTGAAAATCGACGGTTCTTCCGGAGAATATTTTTTCATACGCATTCTTCCCCAACATCCTGTTCACTGTCTCCCTTACAAGTTCACAGGATCTAAGCACGAGCCTATCCAATTCGTTCTCGTTCGGTTTTTTCTTTAGAGCATTGATGATCGGTCCCTGACATTGTGTGAATCTCTCTGCTGCCTTCGTAACTGCCAGTGAATATGGATTGAATCGGAAGGTCTTCCCTTCGATCTCCAGCTTCAGCAGTTTCAGCTCTTTCTTGTCGAACATAAATTTGCTCATCGTTATCCTCCTATTCCACTGGTGTTACTTCGGTATCCGCAGTAAATGTTTTCGTTTCCGGATTCCATTCACCTTTTACGGCATCGCCTTTATACATCAGTGAGCCAGACAGTGCCATCGCATCACCGGCGGCTCCAGATCCACTGTTATCTACTTTGATAGTGATATGCTGCTTATATGCAACCATCGTTTTCGGTGTCTTACCTGCAATCCAGGTATAAACATTGACGATATCTGTTTCACAATCTGCTCCGACCTTTCTGTTACGTCCGATCTCAGCGATATACGTAGTAACATCATCAGCCTTATCCAACTCTGCAGTAAAATCGAATGTCGGTGCATAACCGATGACGGATGATGTTCCTGACACCTGATGGATATAATGACTGTCCTTCGTCTTAGCGTTCAGATTCTCCGTCAGCTCACTGAACCCTTCTCCGATCAGGCACCATTTTGGCACATCTGATGTGCCGGTATTCATGAATGAAAGCAGCTCATTACGAGTTGCGATTCCTGTTGTTTGTGACATATAATACCTCCTAACTGTATTTTGATTTCTTCTTGTATGTCAGCTTGTACATAGCCATGAAGGTGGCTATGTTGTTTTCTTTCCCTGTGTCATCTGCAGGAGTCGATACCATTTCTATCTTCACAGGCACATAGCCTGGCAGGCTGAGGTTCGGAAAATGATTCTCCGTTTCCATATCGAAGATTTCTGCCATGATGTTCAACGGCTTCGTGATTGCCAATATGCTATTGGGATCATTGACCTTTGCTCTGTGATAGATGGCGAATGGCAGCTCTGCATCGTAGCCGCCTATGATGTTCATCTTCGTCTTGTAAGCAGTGGATACCTGCTTCACTGCCATCGCCGGAGTTTTGTCCGTGAGATACTCGATTGATATCGGTACACCGATATTCAATTCCTGCAGATACATATACAGGCTTTCAATGACCTGCGTATTCTCCTGTGGAGTTACACTATTTCTATCGTCCATTCCTATACACCTTCTTTGCTATTTTCAACCAGTTATCTTTGTACAGAGCCTTTGAGCGTTCAAACCAGTGGGAACAAGCCATCGGATGCACCTTTCCAAAATTCAATCTTTTGTCAGTCTTGACCTTAGTTTCTCCTCGCCTAGCCCAGGGACGATGTGTTATCTTTCCTACCATCACGTACCCATAGTATAAAAATCTGGAGTACGGTGTGTTGTAGATGATAAAGTCATCCTCGCTCTGGATGCTGTTCGTAATGGAGTTCTTCAGATAGCCACTCTGCATCGGCACGAATTTCTCTGTATCCTTAACGATCTCACTTTTCAGAAGACGCCTGGCTCTTTTTGTCTGACTGTTCAGTCTCGCTTTTACTTTAGCCTCATTGAATTCGAATCTACTCATTTGCGATGATCTCCAGAAAATCAGGCTCATCACTTACCGGATTGACCTCACCGACGCTATTTACGGTATATTCATGACCTTTATATACGATAAGGTCCACATCCGGACGCAGGGTGAAGAACGCTTCTGTATCCTCCATTGAATCAAACACCAGCGGCTCCTTGTATGTACGCTTTTTAGCTCCTTCAAAGGCCACCAGATCATTCATATCTATGATGACCAATAAATCACCTGCAGGCTGGATACCTTTCTGCGATTGCTTCATTCCATATGCAGCGTCTGCACACACATGATTGACCGTCGTGGTCTGATACTTTGCCTCGCCATTTAACTCATCCACCTTGTTTCTGATGAGTATCCTATGAGGTCGGATAAACCTAGGTGAACGTATCATAAGCACATCGTCAACAGGCCTGCCTGCCGCAGCAGATCTCGTAACTCTGTGGCCATCATTGGTGATAATGGAACATTATTGAACATAGGTACCTGTTTTCCTTTCATCTGGTAGTTGAATCCTTTCGTTGTTACTGTTGCTATGTTGAAATCGGAATTGCCATTCAATGCGGCTTTTCCACCGCTCTCAGCAATGAAGTCTACCTGCATCGTAATGATATCGCTGAAATCGATATCGTATTCTGACAGCTTCCTGACCTTCCAATACGGAATGTTATTCTTGATATACGAATCGATCAGCCGGCATACACCAGGCTCCAGCTGACCAAATTCATATTCATCAAGAGAACCACCGCAATTCCGATACTGCGGATATGTGATCATGGTTACCTCCTGTTATACTTCCTCTACGAGATAGATGCGACCGTTCGTCAGCCCTGTGACAGCTGTGATACCTTCGCCAAGAGCAGCCTTTTCCGCTTCCTCTGTAAGTGTTCCATCTGCAGCAGTATACTTGACAGTAGATGCATTCTGGACACGGTATGTCTTTCCTGCCTCTAACCCTGTGATCGTTTTATCCCCTGCAGTGCCGAGGCTGCCCTTCGCTAATTTCACTACACTTACTGGAGCAGAGATCTTCACCTTGCGGAAGACGCCGGCTTTCTTACTGTTCTTCAGCACGATACCTGCCAGCATTTCGATTTCACCAGTCTTTACAGCTCCCGGTGCTTTCATATCCGGAAGATACGTTTTGATGAGCTTTTCTCCCTTCGGACTGATGCCGTGGCAGGCGTCCAGACCGATCTTGATAGCATAGATAGAGGTTTCCCCGGATGTGTCTGTAGCTACGCAAGGAACAGTGGTCAAACCGTCATAATACTCACCCATATCTACCATAGGGATGCCGTCATAGTTTCCAACCTTGCGACCGAAAGCGTCTTCTGTCTGCGTGAAGTATTTCAGTTCACGAGCGACTGCGCTCATGATCGTTTTCATACGGCGGTTCATGAGCAACATGTCCGGACGTCCATCCAATGTCCCCAGCCACTGGTCCAGCTCAAACACGAATTTCTTGCTGTTTGCTGCAATCTTCGTTTCGTCTGAAAGGTCGATAGCTGCTGTAGGGATGTATTCTGTACTCATTCCCTTTACCAGCTTCTCCAATCCGTCAAAATCAGTTTCCTTGTTTGTGGAATCCGCATTGATGAAATCATAATGGAACTTGTTAGATGCTGCTTTCGTCTTCTGCTGTAACTGAAATGCGATTTCAGATTTTGCAGCCGTATCCTCGAGTACACGGTCTACCTGGAAGCTACCACCGAAGATCTTGATATCAGCATTCTTCTTAGTTTTCAGAGCCTCACCCGGCTTGTACTCTTCGTTTAATTTACGTCCTTCTGCTGTAGAAGGTGTCAGCAGCTGCATGTACCCGTATGTCATCGTACTGCCACCGGTACCTGGTGATACTGCGTTATCAAAAATCAATTTGTCTAAAAGAAAAGAGTCCCGGCGGAACTCATCTACGACCATCTGGTCTACTTTGTCGGCCATACCGACCTTTGCCTGTGCTAATGTTAATGGCATCTATTCATCACTCCTATTCTTTGCCATAGTGATCGTCAAGGGCAGATTCCCAAGTCGATTCTTTTGTTTCTGGTTTATTGTCATGGTCTCCTCCGAGATTCACGTTCTGTGGATCAGCTTCTTCAAAGAGAAAACCGTTGTCTTTTTTGATATTTTCCAGCTGCTCTTTCAATCCGGTAACTGTACCATCCTCGTTCAGTTTAACGATGTCAGTATCCAGAAAAGCCATCAGTGCTTTTTCACTCTTTGGCTTTGCCTCCGCAATCGCCAGTTTGATGGCAGCTTCTTTCTTAGCGGATGTAAGGTCATCCTGATACTTCTTTTCCCAGTCTTTTACATCCTGCTGCAGCTTCGCTACATCCACACCATCGAATTTTTTGACAGTGTCGGATAACTCTGTGATTTTAATATCCTTGGCTTTGATTTCATCGTCGTACTTAGATTTTGACACGTACTCTCCACTAGCTAGATTGGCAAGTTTTACTTTATCATTGCCTTTTAGCTTTGCTTCAACTTGAGTATACAGATCATCACCTAAAAATTCTTTTAAAAATTCCATTATTTCCTCCTGTGTTTTTTATATCCGGTTCTCTCCGGGAATAGGCTGGCAGTTTATATCTCTTGCCATCGAGTAATGATGCAGTTTAAACGACATGCTCAGGTCATGGTAAATGAGGCCCGAAATAGGGCAGCTTCCGCTTCGGTGGATCATTCATATAGCTGAGACATTCTTCTGTCTTGCGGCTACAAAAAATACAGATATCATATTCCCGTATGACCCTGCATTCTTTATCATAATAGATTCGCTGCTTCGTGATATACGCATGTTTACACATTATCTCACCCTCTTCCAGGTATTAAAAAAGCACCCATCACGAGTGCTTAATCACTGTATACTATTTTATCGATAATACGTTCTGCTTGATGTCCGATATCTGTGATATCATCATTCTCATCCATTGTGAAAACAGTGAAATCATGTAATGCCTCTATCAAATCATTCGGATCAGCAGATTTTAACAGAGATTCGGCATCTGTGATATTTTTCTTAATAAAATCAATTTCTTTATCATTTAAAACCATAAGAATCTCCTCTCTACTTTTTCGGTGTTGTCTGAATCAATATTTTTGTTACCGGATTCACGGATACAATGCATTCATCAGTAATATAATTTATACTCTTCTTTCCTGTTTTCTTGTCTGCCTTAGTCTTCATCGTTCCTTGCTTAAGCGCATTCTTGACACTCTGAATATTAACACCTTTTCTCATACCTTTTACAGGCTCATTGCTACTTTCATATTGACCTATGATGCGATCGATGAAATGCGTTTTATATCCTGATACTATTATACCACCTTTTGCCTTTAATCCGATAAGTTCTTTCTCGATAATTTCAGCTGTCGATCTATATGTATCAAAGGTTACAAAGGAAGAAATATCACCTTTTTTTAAGGCTGTCTCATATCCTTTCAGAAGTATATTGTTTTTCCTTACCGTCGTTTCCTTAATCGTGATAGTGCGCTTCTCAATCTTCTCCCTGGCATAATTACGTTTCATGTCAGGATGTGCTTTCAGGAAGTCTGCCTGGCGTTTCTGCCATTCCCTGACTTTCTTCGCTTCTCTGGTGTTGTCCACACCACCAGCCTTGTTCACAGCCTGCCTACGCTTCCATTCCCGTATCTTACGCTCATTATAACGCTGTTCCTGGTCAAGCTCATATCTGGCATCATTCTCAGCGTTACTGTAATGCTCGAATGGCATATTGGATAATCCCTCAAAATACGGAAAAAAGCCATGTCTGCAATTCCATCCTCCAAGACCTGCACCGGTACCATATCCGGTAGCCTGTTCAAAATTCTGATAGTTCTTGTATTTCTTTTTCCACCAGTACACTTTCCCTTGCCATGCTGCGTGCTCCGGACGTGCTCCTACATGTGACGTCGTAGCTACCAGATTCCCTCCCAGATCATCGAAGTTTTTTTCCTGACACTTACAAGCGGTCTGATTGACACCGGACCTCACCGCATTACGGATCACGCTGTCCGGCCGTCTGTGTGCACCACTTTGATAATCGATCCACTGGAGTCCTGTTTTAGCTACCTTATCAATGGCAAAGCCTACAGCTTCCTGCTGGCTGAAAGCTCCACTCTGTATTCCTAGGTATGTCTGATCAAGTGAAGAGATGAGCAGCTTCCTCGCTGTCTTTGCTGTAGTCTTACAGATATTACGGATCTCTCCGTTCGTAGCATCGATGCCCTTCAGGATGAGCTTGCTCAGATTGGCTTTATCATAACTGAATGTATTGATAAGTCTATTCTCATAGGCCTCTTTGAATATCAGGTTATCAGATTCAACCGCCTCATATGCTGCACTGGATATGATATCTGAAACACGCTCTTCACTGATTTTCAGGATATCAGCGATCTGCTTCTTGATTTCAGAGTCATGCAATCCCAGTGCCTTCGCACGATTCAGCTGATACTGTGCAGTGCTTGTCGTTTCATACTTATTTTCGTGTATCCGTCGGGCGATGTCTTCCAGTATACTTGTTTCCAGGTCAGCGAATAAGACTTCGATCTCATCAGTACAATGTGCAAGATAATACGGATCCAGCATCAATCATCCTCATAGGTGATGCCCTTTTCCTTATTCGCTGATTTCAGTATCTCTTTTGCCTGACTCTCAGTTTCACCAAACCATTTCACACGCCATTCCCATTCCAGCATGATTCCGGCGCTCACCAGCTGCATGTCCATGAGTTTTTCTGCCTCTTCATCATTGAACATCGTATTGTCGAATTTCACCGTGATCTTAGCATCTGGATTCACAGACTTGCCACACAATTCCCTTCCAATAGTGAGAATCGAACGTGTCATTTCGGTCAAGACATCCTGTATCACCACACGCTGCTTCCATACGCTTTCTGTCAGATCCTTGCTGCTTGCCTTGACCTCGGTAGCCGTTGCCATCGTTTGAATACTAAATTGATACTTGTTCTGACCAAAACCTACCTTTGAAGAGAGCAGATTCAATGCGAACTGGATACCATTCTTGTTTTCTTCCACACGTAGGGATGGATTGTATTCCTGGAAGAATCTATCTGCTGTCGGCAACTGCTGTCCAACATTCACGAACATGCTCTGTTCGATTGCTTCTCCGGCCATCGGCTTTTTAATAATAACGGGTTTTCCATTACTATCCAGCTTTGGATTACCGTCATCCCCCATCGCCGGCACATCCTCTGTACTGATGACATCCTGACTCATGAACACCTTCTTGCGTCCTAAAATGAAATCTGTATACATGTTATCATAGGCAATATCACATGCCTGGAGCTGATCTGTCGCATTTGCAAATACGGATATCCCCATCGGTGTCGTTTCCAGGATATTGTTTTCGATGTTAGGTGTCAATATGAAGAAAGGCTTCGCAGGGAGGATATACCACAGTGCTTCACCTTTTGGATTGGAGCTGACCGGCTCATATGAATCGCCGCTTTTCAGATAGTAATGATTTTCCACCCTGTAACGGCCATCATCCAGCTGCAGCATGACCTGCAGATACATATAAGACTTCCCTGATATCTGCTTGCTGCTGGCGAATGCGCATTCTGTAATATCGTCACCGTCCCACGATAATGGAATGATACAACAGGCTTCCTTGATACAATTGATTTTCACACTTTCTGCTGTCAGCTTTCCTTTCCACACTTTTGCTTTGTAAGGTACCAGAATGAATGCTGCTGTTCCCAGAGCGTACTCTTTTTCTACAGTCTTATTACCATTCTTCCAGAACTTAGACAATCCAAAAACACCACCGGCCTGTTCGTTTTCATCACCGGTGACGAATTTCTGAGATTCGTTTATTTTATTATCTTTGCTATCGTCTTTCCCATCTGTGCCGACATCCACCGTCTCATCGATGATCACCGTAGTCTTATCATTCAGAAGGAGATTGGCCCAGTCCTCACATACCTTTTTAGCCATCTTCAGGGATTTTCGTTTCATTGTCATCAATTCTTTTTCAATATTCGTTACTTTATACTGGTGGAACTTTGGCACATATCCCTGCCACCACTGCTTCCAGTATTCGATGTTACCGTAATATTGCTGTAATTCTTCCGGTATCTCATGGCCAAGATCCTTCAGAACCTCATAAACGTTCTTCATAGCATCCCTCCTATCTGAATGCGGTAATGTAATCCATGAAAAAGCTCCAGCTGTAGAAATGTGCATCGAAGCTATCGACATCAGTCGTAAAATCATCCAAGATAGCATCCTCATCCTTTTTCTCATCGTAAAGGACCGTAGCCAGCGCTTCGGAGACTGTCGGTACATTCCGGAACAGCATACGCTTCTGACCAAGTAGCAGATTATAGACAAGTATCCTGTCTTTTCCTTCTACCTTTTTGCAATCCCATACGACCGTCGTATACCCAGCACGCTGTACATATCCCCGGATACTGTTCAGGATGACCTGTTCTGCGTTATCAACGAATATATATGCTGGATAATACCCCTCTAAGATACAAAGCTGTATCATTTCCACACATGCACGGCAGATACTTACCGTATCGATCGTACCTTTCGCATGAGTGATCTTCTTTTCCAGGAAAGTGCAGATCGAACTGTAAGCCGGTGCTATCCCTGTAGCTGCGAGCGTGGAATGAGATCTCGTACCTCCGATATCCAGTCCGATGTTGACCATCTGAAAAAAAGGAAGTATCTCTACTTCCCAGAGTTTTGGATTATCCGCATATGGTTTGAATATCAGTCCTTCAGCATTGCACCACTCTCCAAGGATATATCGGTTATACTCTACGGTGCCGAAATACTCCTTTTTCAATTCTTCTCTCACTTCATCAGGTAGGAATGGATTATCATCCAGCTTATACTGCTGACAGTACACATCAGCATCACTGTCAATGAATAGTTTCAGCCAGTGCTTTGGATGCTGTGGGTTTCCAGTGCCATCAAATAGGCTATATCCAGTCCTCAATCGTGATTTCAGCAGCTGAAAGACCTCTTTGTTCCAGTCTACTGTTTCATCACCGTAGCAATATTTCAATGTGGATCCACGCAGCCTTGCGACAGAGCTTATCTTCTCAGCGCCCAATACGTAAGCATCCTCACCGAATAGATGGACCTTATTGGTTCCTTTCCGGATATCTCCAACTAAGTCAGGTCCCCAGTGTTCGCGCATCGGCTCAAGCACGTTACGTTCGACTGTCTGCTGTGTAACACCTATCAGAGCATTCAAGCCTTCTTTTCCATGCCGCTCCCGCAGTCTCTGTGGTATCAGATAGGTAAAGTCCAGATATGTCTTACCCGTACCAGTAGCGCCAATCTTGAAGTTCCAGCGATGATTTCCTTCACGAATGAATTCAGCCTGCTTTTCGCTCAGCATCTTTTTGCATCTCCTCCAGGATTTTATCCACTTTTGAAAGCTGTTCATCATCGCCTTTAGATATGGTAAGTTTATCCGTCTGTGCCTGTATCTGTGCAAGCTGTGCTTTCTGAATCTCACTGGCAGTGTCCCAGTTCTTATGCAGCAGCTCATTGTATTGCTTAATCATAGAACGTAATTCAGACATTGCTCTACTTTGCGCTCGTAAAAATGTTTCCTGTTTATCATTTGCATATCTTACGATATATGGTTCGTCGCTAGTACTTGTATCGTTATCACATTCATTTTTCACCCACATAATCTTTTGTGATCTCAGGATGGCGGCATATTGCAATTGTATTTGATGCCATAGAACATCAATTTCGTCTTTTGGCATTTCCCCTATGATTTCCATCACCTCTTGCGGCAACCATTTTGATGATAGACCGTGCTTACATGCGTTTTGATTTTTTGGAGGCGCCCCTCCGGCATTTCCTACTGCATTTTTATTGTCAGGGGGTGCACCCTTTTTCTTTTTAAGGGGTGCATTGATGGGTGCGCCTTTTTTCATATTCCAATGCCTGCGTTTCCATGACTTAATTGTATCAATGGATTTACCATATTTATCGGCTATATCTTTCATTTTCATGCCATTGCAGCGATCCTCATATGCTAATTCCCATTCTTCTTTCAAGTCATATCACCACCTCCATTTGAGTTGTTTTGGAAATTACGTTTATAATCGTTATAATTCCACTTCAGTTGACTTTATTTCATCGATATAGCGTGATTCAATTACATTTTTATTTGTCACGCTTTCGTATGCTGCCATAATCTTTGGCATCTGTATAGCCATCCAGTCAATCATTTCTTCGTTAACGGCCCACGCCTCATGCGCAGCGCTACTCTGGTCCATACCGGATTCAAACAAAAAAGCGTGTATCAGCTCGTGTCTTAATACATGCCTCTGCATTTCTTTCAGATTATCCGTTTTATATTCCGCCGGAACGTCTTCTTGTTCGCTGATGCGGATTTCTTTGGTATAGAAATCCGTTTCTCCGCCTCTGCCATCAAGAGAAGGAACATATTTGATTCTATACACTGTGCCTAACACATTTACCTTCATTTTCTTTTTCTCCTATATTCCCAGTGTCTGCTTGCATCAAATCCTGCTGTGTTTTCAGTCCGCCTGCGTGTGTTTTCTGCATCCAGTGCCTTACGCTCTGCCTTGTACCACTCGCACGCTCCGTGGCATCCTGGATTGCGTTTAGGACAGTCTTTACATACTGTGATCATCCTCTAGTACCTCTACTCTAAGGTTTATAACTCCTGCATCTTCTAGGGCTTTATCTATGATGTCACATAGTATCTTATTCAATTGGTTAACAGTAATCTCCTTTGTTTCTGCTTCGATATTTTCCACGATGTCACAGTCCATTATGATTCTATATGTCTTTTTACGTCTACCGAAAATCATGTATATCATTCCTTTCTGGGTAAAATAAAAGAGCATTGCAGCTCCTTACTTAATCATACGTGTTGTGAATCTACATTTAGGGCAATAATATAAATCGCCTGCAAGTGCATAATGTATAAGCTTTTTATCATTATCCCAACATTGCATGCAGCACGGTCCATCTTCTTTTTCATCATGCAGTTTTCTATAATAGCTTTCTCCTCTCAGAATTACATTTTCCTCCTCGTTCATCTTTCTTTCTAATTCTCGTATTTTATCTTTCAACTCGATATTTTCTTCCATGAGACTTACTGCCGCCATATAAGAATCAAGAACTTTTCGATACAAATCAGCATTATCTGATTGTTGAGCCACTACCACCGCATCTTTTATAGTTGTTTTAACCGTATCATACACACCCATTTTCTTTACCATCCTTTTTACATGTATTTTACTACATAAACGATGATAAATAAAGCTTGCATAATTCATTTCGTACAGCTCCTCTCTGGGTAAATTAAAAGCACGTTTTCTCCTGTATCCCTTATAACGGGCAGTTCTACGTGCTTTGTTTAATAGGCGTTCGGTTAATAGCATACGTCTATGCATCCTTGGCCTCTATAGAGTTATCTGTGCCACATTGTTAAGAGGTGCGATAACTACGTTTTGATTTAAACGGCTGATGAACGCAAGATAATACCTTTTAACATCATTTAATGGCAATCCTTTACACTTGCCAACCGTGTATTTTCATTGGAACCAAGGCATAGATTGAACCACGCAGGGATGTGGTTTACGTACGTCTATTGACACATCCTTCGGCATACTGTTCTCGGCATGTCAGCAAATATCAGGAACATGGTGTTCTCAGGCTTATACCATACTCCCACTCAGGAACCATACTTACCCCTTCATAATTTGCTTTTTTGGTTATTCCGCCACCAGGGCAACCAATATATCTAACAGGTGTTCTTCACAATAGAAGGTATATCCCTGCTTTGATATCAATTACAGCGCCTTTTTTATGTCTCCCTACATGAGTGCGCTATCTCATCATTGACCAACTCGTTTCCTGCTGGTTCGCCAAGCTCATTTCGTCAGCCCAGGCCCTTAAAACGCTTGCTTCATAATTTACATTAAGGGTGTTTTGAAGCAAGGAAGCATTTTACCCTAATCTACAGGCGATATATGGGTAGGGATCACCTGCAGATTACGGCAGGCATCCGAAGATGCCCCGTAAGTAAATCCAAATGGGAAAGTGAAGCACAAGATAGAGGATTACACCTCATCCCCCGTACTTCCATGCTATCATAATAACACGGAAAACCCTTTACTCAGTAAAGACTTTTATTTTTTCAACTGGCTTAGGACTGCTCTATTCATATCTGAATACATAGTGGGCTTACTTCGATTATGATTATACGCTATATCATCATGTTTTTTGTTTCTGTCTATGTAACACTCAGTAATCATATCGACAACTTCACCATCAGCAATATTATTCAGTACCTTGTTCACGATCACTGTGTCGTACAGCAATGCAGCTCTCTCCAACAAAAGCTCATCCTTCTTTTCTACCAGATAGTGATCCCATACATGACTTGGGTCACCGGCATTTTCAATGATAACATCCTTCATCACGACTGAGCTTACTCCATACATGTCATTCATTATCTCATCATACTTCAGCCGGTTCGCTTCTATCTTAGACAAGTTTCTATGATAGTTCCGGCACTTATTGTAAAAGTCTTTGCAGATTTCTTTATCTTTACGCTTCTCTTTCTTTGATTTCATCAATACACCTCTTCCAGATACTGTTGCAGTTCCTCTGCTGTGTAGAATAACAATAAGAGATTGGCTTCATGCAGAACATAAGCATCATAACCATTCACCCTTACTTTGTCGATTTCCACTTTATACTTTTTGGACAATGTCGTATACCTCATTCATTTCCCTCCTGTTCATCGCTCCATACAGGTTCGACATAAACAGCACCACCACATCCATAATGGTCAAGGCAGCATATTTTTATATACAGCACCAACAGCCTAGTCAGAAAGCTATTCGGATTTCTGACTACATAGCTTTTTGATATTTGATTTTCGTTATCGTCCTCCGCATAAATACGATATTTAATCACCATCATCACTCCAGTCTAACGATTGCCCACACATATGACAGAAATTCAAACTATTCACGTTACACTTATTGGCAATGACTGTCTTACATTTCGGGCAGTATGTATGACCTGCTGCGTGCTTAGCAGGTTTGATTCCTGATGCACGTTCAACTAATGGTTCCAGTGTCTCCAATCGCTTGATATTCTCTTTGGAATTTTTTTCTATTTCACATGCTGGCTCATATTTCAGTACGCTCCATAATTCGCCATATGCTTTCTGATAATCATTCATTCAGACTGTCCTCCAACTGCTTTTTGATAGATTCAATCTCTTTCTTGATGTATGCCGGTTCCTGATCATTCCAATTCAACATATCGAACATGTCATGTCGAATCGTGATAGCATACCCTGAACCATAGCCATAGCTGAACCAGAAATTGATTTCTTTGTAAGGTTTCCTTTTGTACGTTCTCAGCTCACCACTCTGATTTCTTGCAGCATAGCGGTAGCCGGCAGCGTATAATTCTTCTAAATCACTTAACTTCGCTTGTAGAGCTTTACGCTCCTGCTCGCTCACTTTCTTTTTCATTCTTCGCCTTCTTTCGATTCAATGGACACCAGTGTGGTGCCCGTGTAATGATGGGTTTATCTGGATGCCCGTAACATACAAAATCATTTACTGCATATTTGCGTGCACTCATATGGTCACAATAATACATCATGCGTCCTTTATGCTCACCGTGGATTTTAAAGTATTTGCAGTTAATGCACTTCTTCATACATATTTCCTCGCCGTGACGCTTCCAGGAACTCTATGAGAGCTTCTTTTATAACTTCTGAAGGTGTTTCCTCCAGTTTACTTATTTCAGCCGTAGAGGGCTTCTTTAACACCTCATACACTTCCCATTGATTCATGGTCTTGCCTCACTAATGACCTGATTATTCTTATTGTAGGTGATAGGGATATAGCCTGTTGGCCCACTTCGGTTCTTTTCCAACACTAGAGAATAACCGTCATCATCCTGCCATACGAACAGAATCTTGCTCGCGCTCTGTTCGATTTCTCCACTATCCCGCAGCATTGACAGTTTTGGTTTTCCTGATGTTTTAGTGGCATCACGGTTCAGCTGACATAATCCTATGATCGTACAGTTATAATCTAAGCTGATCTTGCGTAGCTCCTTTGCAATTTCTGTCATACGTTCATATGAGTTTCTTGCTCGAGAACCAATAAGCCCAATGTGATCAATAATTACAATGATATGCCTTTTCCCATCATGACTGGCGACCATCGACCGGATAGAATCTATAGACTGGCTCTTGTCAACAACCTCGATAGAACGCTGTGCTATTGAATTGACAGCTCTATTCACATCATTTACCTCTATCTCTGACATTCTTTTGTATGATGCTATGTAGTTTTGGTCAAGTCCGCAGTTAATGGATATCAGCCTCTGATGAAGCTCTTGCGGGACCATTTCCAGATTGAAATACAGGCAATCATATCTCCATGACAGATCATTCAACAGGTTCAATGCGAATCCAGATTTACCTGAACCAGTCGCACCTGCGATAACCATAAAATCATTTTCTTTCAGCCTCAATAAAGAGCCCAACTGCTGATATTTCTTGAAGTAGATGCTTTTCTTATCATCTCTGCATGATTCTAAAAGCTTCTCTGAATCCAGTTTGTAAGACTCTGCAGTATCTAATGTGCATACTTTCTGATATACTGCGTTGTATTCGTCCAAGCTGATACTGTGTTCTTTCAGTTTATCTGATATCTCAACTATTTTACGCTCCTTGAATTTATCAATCACAACACGCTGTATACGCTTGAAATTTTTTATATCTCCTGAATAAGGGATGTCTGAGCACCTTGCATAAAGGTCGATATCAAATCCTGGATAATCGAGCAATGCTTCAATCGTTATGAAGCCGTTTTTCTTGTAGTAATCAAGCATAGCCTTGAAAATGTTTTGATATGGTCCTACAAAATGTTCCGGTTCTAAGATAGAAACTGCAAATAACTCATTGTAGACAGAAAGCATACCGATTGCTGTTGCTTGCGCTTCAATCATTGAGCTGGTGTTCATAAGATTTTCTCCAATCAACCGTTATTAGATTGCATGGAAGCGGGGGTTTCTCATTCTCCGCAATCCACGCATTTAATTTCTTCATGACTTTCTTGTAGTCCTGATCATGCATAATACTGTACCAAGCCTTACAGACTTCTTTAAGGTTTCTACCATACATGAAATTAGGATAAATATTCAGAATCGTATTTATGACCTGTGTCATCTCTTCTTTCGTCATTACCAATCACCCGCCTTTATTTCTCTTGATGAAGATGTAATAAATTCATCAACTTCATCATTCCATCGTTCTCCATTCAACCATGTAGTAGGATAAGGGATATACTGACCATTATTTTTTAACCAGTCAGCTGATGTGACCTGTCTTTCTAAACCATCCATGATGGACTGATAGACCTGTTCGTTTTTACAAACACTGAGGAATTTTATATGAGACTTTTTCTTGTCTCTTTTTTTAGGATATGCTTTCCAAAATTCATTGAATGCATGTTCTCTATCGAATGCATTTTCCAATATCACACCACTATTTTGAGTATCACAATCAGACATACTTTGCGCAATTTGCGCATAAGTATTTAAAGTATTATATTCTTTTATATTATTCGTTGTTGCCCTTTTGTGTGCCCTCAGCATTGATTCAGGTGTGTCCTCCTGTGTGCCCTTCATACATTCAGATGCATTCATTTTATTGATAAACAAGGGATTTTTATCACATTTGAGGTGTGCCTCTTGCTGTGCCCTATTTTCATTTTGAGGTGTGCCTTTTTGTGTGCCCTGTTTTTCGTCGCAATTTTGGTATTTATCATAGTTCAATACGACGATAATGCTGTTCATTTTTGCCGGTTTATAGATGATAGCTTCTGCCTTTTCCAAGCGTGATAACCCACCTCTTACCTGTTTATCCGTGAGTCCTGTTTCATGTGACAATCTGCGAATCGATGTTAAAAATGTGCCACGTTTTATCAGTGTGCCATGACTCTCTTTATCCCTCCAATTCGCCTTTATAAGGCAGTGGATGAACAATACTTTTGCCGACACATCTGTATACCATTCACATCGTCCAAATTTACGGAACAGGTATACATAGGATCCGTTTTCCATAATGCATCACCTTTTCAAAAGGAGTTTTCTATCGACTAGATTTTTAAACTCTTTGATTTGAATTTCTCTTGTATCCATGACAGTGATTAGACCAGCTTCTGACAACAATTTGATAGATTTTTTTACAATATGCAACCGAGTGCTTGTAATTTCTGCTAATTTCTTCTCATCATACGGTATTAGTGAGTCACCAATATAACGGACAAGCACCCCTTGATTTCGTAATGATTTTAGACATAATTTGAGATAAAACAGGCAGCATTCTTTTCCATCTTTTTGCTCTTCTATCCATGAAATAGCATCATCCTGAAAGAAGTCTTCCTTTAATTTTATCCAGTAGTATCGTTTTGTTTCTGCCATCTATTACTCCTGTGAAAGCGCGTATTTGATATGCTTTTCTTCTGCTTGCATTTCTGCCAGATGGTGAACCATAGTGTTTATGTTCTCTTCCATCTTCGTAGCTATCTCTACCGTTTTCGCATACATATCCTCACGGCCGTATAAGTCAGCCATGAAGTCTGTAGCAAAGTCGATATGAATATCCTTGCCTGCTTTAATGCTGTATCCCTGTTCGTATTTTGTACCATCGTCAAATAATTCCACGCCGATACGCACAGTGTTATTGCTGTAGTCTAAATTAAGCTTCATTTCTCTTTCCCTCCCTGATGATGTCGTTTCTTTCATCTGATTCAAATTCCGCTTCCTCACCGTTTGTGAACCAGTTTACGTTATAATCGGATATTTCTATCCAGTGCATCTTAACGCCTTGCTGTGAGTCTGTTTCGGGCCATCCTGGACGTGTTTCATACCGTACCATCATTTGTTCGTTAGTAATCGCCAATACGACACATTCCAAAGGAAGCCACATGCTCCCGTTATAATACAGAAAATAGATTGGTGTTTCGCAGCTCATGATATCCAATAGGAACTCTGAGCCGACTTTAGCTATGCTTTCACTTACTCTATACATAAGAATGCCTCCTTAAATGCTGAAAACTCTGCTTCCGGTGCTAACAATTCTGCAATTCTTTCTAGTGTCGCATCATCCAGCCTTCTACAGTAGCGTTCTACCATCCAATAGGTAAATACATTCACTCCCACTTTATGCGCTGTATCGCGCAGGGAAAGCCCCTGAATGAGTCGTTTTCTTTTTAAAATCGGATATGTGTTCTTTCGCTCAATATCTAAAACATTTTCAATATTAAAAATCAGACAGATTTGTGTGATAGTAGCGATTTCAAATTCACCAGTATTTTCTTCCAACGCTTTGTACTGCTTCCTAGTGATACCCAATAATTTAGCCATTGATTTTCTAGAGATACCGAACTCTTTTCTTCTCTGCTTGATTGTCATACCTTCCATCCTTTCATCTGCATCTGTAATGATATGTCATACAATTCTTTCAAATCGCCATCAGATAATTCAAGCATCGTTCTGTTGATCCACTTGATACGGTCTTCTCTGGTAGCTGGCTTGTAGTCCTTGCTTTTGCGATACTTTCATTCAATGCGTTTATCTGCTCATTCGTCATGCCTGATAACTCCCTTCTGTTTCCGGAATCCCCATAGCTTTTCCATAACCCAAGTAAAAGGCAAGGTCAAATATATCCATTGGATCCATAGCACCATCTAAAATCTCCAGTGCTTCATCCAGCGTGCAATCGTTTTCGGGTAAGACATGAGCCTTAACTTTAGCTGCATATTTGCGTAAGCCATTGTTGAGGTTCTCTACCTTTGCATCGTCAGATAAGTTTGTAGATGCTTCTGATTCAATCAGTTTACAGATAGCACAAGCAAAACCATCCTCTCTTGCTGCTCTAACATCGTCAGCAAGGCGATATACAAGTTCGTCATTCTGCTCTCGTGTTAAAGGTAGATTTCTAATAAATTCACTCGTCGCTTTGAACTGCTGCTTGATTTTCTCATTGTATTCTGGAAGTTCAATAATGACATCATCAATATTTTGCATTGGGCACCTCCATAATCAACTCTTGATATTTGTTTCTTAGACGATCAAGCGCATCGCGCTGGATATTCAAAACTGAATAAAGGGCTTCGTCAATAGTTTCCTCGTTATTGTATAAATAGCCTTTGATGCCATCCTTCACTACCATTAAAAGCGATATGGACATTTTCAAAGTAATGATTTCATCCTCTAAGTCAAGTATTTCAATTTTCTTCATGATCGCAGCTCCTTAGGAGTCACCTGAACAAAATAATCATCCGGGTCTTCTCCATTTTTTCGTAATTCTTCTCTTGAATCCTCAATTCTCGCGATTAGTTCATCCTGTGTTTCCCCGGTGATTTCCATCATGTCCTGCAGGCTGAAATATTCATGTTCACCAGTTACATTGGAAAACGCCATTCTTAAACCGTTGTAAATCATTGTGTAAGAGAATCCGTGTTTCTCGCCATCTTTGATAAGCCCACTAATTTTCAAACGAGTATAGCCATACTTACCGTACTTGGAAAGCAACTTATTCAGTACATCATTTCTGGTCATGAGAGTACCTCCTGATGCAATGATTTCTCATGTATGCATCGTCTTATAACATTCTGCATTGCAGATTTGATTTCGCTGTATCTCTCATATGCTATCGCCTTCCCATCATTAAAGGAGAGCTCCATGTTTACATACTCAATACGCAAATACGATTTCATAAATGCTTTAGCAGCTTCGTAGCCTGCTTTTGCACACTCCCAGATTTCATAAAGCATTGATTCTAATACGGCCATTTCAATGTCAACGCATGATTGTTGACTAGGCAGCCCTTTATTAAATTGACTCATTCTTCCACCTCCTCGAGAAGTGGATTCTCATGTCTAATCAGACACTTTGTATAATAGGCGATACAGTATACACATGCTGAAATGCATATGATATCGGCCAAAATACGCATTTTTATATTCATTTTCCATTTCCTCCTTGAATATCCAGGAGGTCCCTTGGTATAATATAGCTGTGATAAGCTATGGAGGAACCTCCTCCGGATGTTTGGTGATTGCCGTCACTGAGCATCCTTTTTCTTTTTGCCCTGATGGAAGTAGTCTTTTACGATTGCGACTGGCAGCACACCTCTTCGGGGCAACCGGTTCTCATCAATCTCATAGATTTCCTTCATTCGTCGCATATGACGATAGGCCTGTGCTTCGCTGATCTCATAAAGCTCTCTGATATCCTTATTGCTGTAAAAGAGTTTTTCCACAATGACACCAGAAACTAATCTTCATCCAGATCCATTTTCTGCTGTTTGCAGTTATTGGATATATCAATGCTCAGCTGCAGGTCGTAGCTTGGATACCAATTTTCAATCAGCGATAAAGCTTCATTATATTTGACCTTAGGAATATCAGCATATTCTGAAATGTCGTAGTGATCGTATAAGAAGTTGTATACAGCTTTATACACTCTTTTGCTGTTTTCTTTATATGCGGCAGTCTTTATTCCGCCACATGCAGATGCAACGGCACTGTGAATAGCATTTCTGATTTTGCGGCGCTGTCGAGTGCTTATCAATGTATTATCTTCCAATACAGCAATCCGTTTATCCTGCTCAACAAGTTTCCTATCATGCATAAGAAGTGCTTGCATTTCAGTAGACAAATTTCCCATAGGAATGACGCCGTTTTCTGTATTTGAATAACAACCTGTTTTTCTGATCTCCGGAATAATTTCATAAGCAATCTTTCTTTGAAATTCCTTTGCAGCTTCATTGTTTGCCTTCATAGCTAGCATATAGAACACCTGTTCTGGAATGTAGTCGGTGTCCCCACATGTAGGTGCATTTAATTCCTGTAAATACTTTCTTACTCTTGACCATCTAACTTTTTCAAGTTGAGCGCCATTCGTGGCGCTTTTAGATTTATCTACAAATCCAAGCCCCCTCGCTACATCCTCTAATTTCAAATATGCTGTTCCATCTGCTTCAAGATAGCAGTGAACACCGTCGAATGTTAAAATACTTTGTTCTGCCATTTATAGTCCTCCTTTCTATGTATTGAATCCACCGCATAATTTATTGACAAAGTAAATCTGTCCTTTTCCGGTAATCTTTGTTGTTTTAGTGATTCTCACACTGCCATCCGGATTGTTGACTGTCCGCTCTTTAATTTCCATGAGGCCTAAATCCATAGACTTCTGTGTTGGCATGTTGTAATTCTCACCTTTTGAGCAAAGATATCCTTCCTCTCTCATCCAAGCGAATAATCTATTCTGTCCCATATCACGACCATTCTGCTTTATAAGCTTAGCTAATTGTCCAATCAGAATACTATCGTCACTCGTTTTTACAGCACTTGCGAACAATGCCAGAGGTTTCATTTCCTCGTTTTCTGTTCTCAATATCTGTAATTCTCTTTGTGACATCTGTAGAGCCCTTGCCATAACTTTCTGCGGGCTGTTCCAATCATTTTCCAGTTGAATGAAATACTGTCTTGCCTGTTTGCCTTTTTCGTTACGCTGAATCATAGCGATTTCTTTCGCCATTTCAATAGTAATCTGATAATCAGTAGCCGGTCGACCTCCTGTACTTTCTTCCAAAAATGGAACAAAGTCTTTTGCTTCCTCAAATCCATATTCGCACATACGCCTGAACCATGTTGTGAAATTACTTTCAATCTCCAAGAATCCATGTAAATCTCTTGCCAGTACCGTTATACGGTCGTTGTCGTGTTGTACTTTGATTAGTTCTTCCATTCAATACCTCCTATGCTTCGCATTTCTCTTCTTTTGTTAAAATCTCATCGTCACACGTTATGCAAAATTTTCTATCCGCCAGCAGTATCAAGGGGCACCTTTGAAAGGTGGTCCTTATTCAATCAACTCTTTGTTTTATCTGTTCTTGCTAAATCTGTGCGGGAACAATTCGTTACCCCAACCTACTCAAAGTCCATAGGGATTAGTGCATATGCTAATTGCTGGTTCTTCTTTTTCTTCTTGCCCAGTAAATCAGATGGAATATCCATGCCTAATTGACGATTAAGTTTTTCATACAATTCTACAATCTTTTCAGGATCTCCGTTTGCATCACGCAACGCTCTCCCCCACTCTTTCATCAGATTTGCTAATTCTCCAACCGATGTGGCTTTAGTTGAGTAAGATTTAATAAAATCTGTTTGCTTTCTAAAGAAAGACTTAGCCAATACCTCAGCGCATTTGTCTTGGTACAATTCAAGCATTTCTGCTAATCGCGGGTTCTCTTTCTTGATTTTTGGTGTGATGTTGATTTTAGCCAATGCAAGAGGAAGTTTCATAATGTCGATACAATATGCTTCTTGCGTGCCACCTTCTGAGGGGTACGAAAATTTTTGTACCCCTTTGGATACCGCTTCGTCTTCCTTCCATTTGTTTCTTTGATGCTCGATTTGCCTGTCATCAAATCCGATACCTTTTAAAACGTTGTTGATTGCGGTAAACACTTTACCTGTAGCCGCTTCTTGAACTCCTATTAGTTCTGAATCATAGAAGTCCACTTTTTTAATTTCTAGTTCTGCCATTTCTGGGCCTCCTTTCTATGAGCTGTACTTTTGATAAACCGCTTTACTTACTGAAATTCCTAATCCAAATTTTTCATTGACAGATATGAGTTCAACAGTATCCTCTAGAATGGGTTCACGATCAACAAGCATTTGAGGAGACATAGTGCCCTTCTTAAGCATTTTAGAATAACCATGCTTATTAGATACCGCTTTGTTTGCTATTGTGTTCGCCTTTATGAAGTCAACTCTCACAGGATTTCTCAGATTACAATTAAGCTTCGCCATAGCTTCTTTTTGGTGTTCTTTATCAAGCATTCTAAATACTTGGAAGCCTTCAAGACCAATCGCAAAGCGCATTGACTTTATTGCTTCATAGACCCAATACCTAAATTCAACCGCCTCTTTCTTCCGGGATTGAAACACCGTATCATAAATTCCAAATTCATTTATGATAAGCATTTCTTGAACACCACCATTAGTTTCAAGGGTATACTTTAAAAGTAGGTCCTTTTCAAGTCTTTGTTTTACTTTCCAAGTTTTCAGTTCCAATGCATCGCAAACGTCTTTGAGTACCGCCCACCACTCGCCATCTTTCTCAACGAATCTAATCTTATAGCCATTTCATTCTTCAATTCTCATATTCTCACCTCGCTTTCTTTGGTGACTTTAAATCACCACTCAGTTAAAAAAAATTGATTTATCTTTCAAGTCCAGTAGGTTAGTTAGAAATTCAATTTCACTAGCTTTAAACTCAGTAATGTTATGAATTTTCTTATATAAACCCATTTCTGAAAGATTCATCTTTTTAGCAACTTTTCGTTTTGTAAAACCTGCTCTTTTTATTGCAATTTCCAACTCTAATGTATTTGTCACTTATTTCACCTCCTAGTGATTTTCAATCACCACAGGGATATGATAACGCAATGGTGAACGTAAGTCAACACTAAAGTTTAAAAAAATAAATTTATGTTGATTTTTAATACCCTCAATGATATTATAAAGATAGAAGGAGGTTGAAGCATGATGGAATTATATGAAAATATTAAGCATCGTAGAGAAGAACTAGGTCTATCTCAGCAAGATTTAGCAGATATGCTTGGTTATAAATCAAGGTCAACGATAGCAAAAATAGAAGCCGGAGAAAATGATATACCTCAATCTAAAATCAAAGCCTTTGCAATAGCTCTGAAAACTACGCCTGCCATTTTAATGGGGTGGGTCAATGATACAGATATACCTCAATGGTATTCATCAGATGCCTTAACTTCAACTAAATTGCACGACGGAACAATAGATTTAGTTAATAAAATAAGATTAAAGTACCCAAATGATATAGATATCTCCAAACTATCATCTAATATCACACTTTATTTAAGACATATTGATAATCTTTTAGAGAGCAATAGCCAATACGGTGAATACGTAAACACTAAGTTTCCGGATACAATAGCATATTATTATTTGTTAAATACAGAAGGAAAAGAATTATTAGATGGCTATGCCAAGATGTTATTTGATAATGAAAAATATAAATCAAAAAGAGACTTGGCTAAATTGGCATCTCAGGATGATTTCAATAAATTAGGATTATTTTATTTCATTTTCGGTGAAAATAATAAAAAAAGCGAGTAATTCAAACCCGCCACTTATTTAATTATCTAAAAAAATATCGTTCTGCTTCAGCAATAGGAATTGACAAAATCTCAATTCCTTTTTTCATATCCTCATAATATAAGCCGGTGCTTCCGATAAGTCTCTCCTGCAACTCCTCAAAGCTGATCCCCAGTCTTCTTGCGAATTCCTGCTGCGATCCGCATACCTGGGCGATGCGGTTGTTTAGCAAATTGTAATTGAACATCATACCTCTGTACCCTCACCGCTATGCAGCTGCCTGAGAGAACAGAGCTTTCACAGCCTCTACACCCTTGGCATTGTATTTGAAAGTAGACACCTGTTTGTGTGAATTAGGCGATTTATCAAAGAACCACATTCCGTATTCGGATTTTGTATCTTCATCGACAGGACGTATACCTGCTGCTTTTGCTTTCTTCCCCACAGTATTCTTATTGCTACCAACCATTTCAGCGATTTCTGTTGCAGTATAGTAACGCTCAGTACATTTTGGTAACGGTATAACTTTTTCTCCTGTTAAAGCTTCTGAAGCGTAGCTTATGCAAATCTGTTGATGTATTGGATTGTTAGGATTGCGGTCGCTTAATTTAAGCAGCATAGAAGCCACTCGTGCCTTAGCATTCATAAGTTTAGCCTCAGCAATCATTAGTTTGTCTGGATCAGCATGGTTTTCTGGCTGCTTCTGGAAGTATGTATTAACCAGCATCCGCTGTACTTCCCATGCCAGATCATCAGTGAATGACTTCACTAACATCATGTATCCAGATTCAGCCAATACATAGCCTTTTGGTGCTTTTTCATTAAATCCATATGTCCGTCCGAATTCGTCCCCGACATCTTTTTTGCTTATTACAAAATAATCAATCCCTTCAATAAAGCGTTTTTTATTTTCATTAAAGCGTCTCTTGGCAGAACCATCTGCTTTGCTATGGCATTCATCAATATCCTTGAATGTCACTACACGCTGCCCTTTATATTCCTTGACTTGTAACTCATGATTTTTGATTCTTACTACTTCGTTCATTTTATTTTACCTCCTGTACGGTTCTGCCGTATATGGTATACGTCTAAACCACAGGAAGCTATATTTTCATGATTGTAACCCAAATTTCGCAATTCCTAGTATTTTTCCATTGATTTTGGGGTACAATTTTAGTAGAATAGATATAGCAATCCCTTGTGGTTGTTGTCGAGGTGCACTCATTTTAATCTTGCCGGATCAGTGAGTGCTTTTCTTTTTGTCTTTCCCTTGCTCTGGGAAGAACAATTCTTGGACAGTAAGTCCATAGAAATCAGCTAATTTAATCTTAATTTCATCCTTAGGCATCCTTGTTCCAGTTTCATAATTCGTTAAAGCCGCTGTGGTAATACCAACTTTATATGCGACCTCTTCTTTAGATTTTGAACCTCTTAGTACTTTTAGCTTCTTTCCCATCGAGATATTCTCCATTCATCACGCCTCCTTTTCATTTTGGGATAATCGTCATTTTGTATGACAACAATATAATAATTCAAAACAAAATTTTTTTCAACTATTTTTTAAACAAATTGTTTGTTTAGTCATTTCGTGGTAAAATAATAGTGGTGATGAAAATGGAAAATTTAAAAAGACTAAGAACATCATGTAATCTAACACAGAAAGAAATGGCAGATAAGTTAGGTATGAATCAACAGACTTATGCGAATTATGAAACAGGTAGAAGAGAACCGGATTTTGATACCTTGAAAGAGATAGCCTCATATTTCAATGTAAGTATCGATTTTCTTCTAGATATTGATGATAAATTCATAAAAAATGAAAATTATGAGAACTTTTCTATAAATTTTGAAACAGCAATTCAATTATGTAGAAAAAATTATTATGAATTTGTAACAGAATGGTATAAATATATAAAAAACAATCAGCAATCCATTATCAGATATGAGACTTTAGAGCAAATGTATTCTAAATTTTTCTCTTGGGTAATTGGAGAAAGTCTACCAACCATCCTTGAGCAACGGGTAATTTCCGATATTTTAGACTATCCTTTAGATTTAATGTCAGATAAGTTTTTATACAAAAAAAAGAAAGCACTTCCTAAAAGTTATGGTGCTTTAAAAAAAGAGGCTATATTTTTTTATGATGAAAGATACGAAGAATTTAATTTAGATATAGATGATTATTATGATTTCTATGTCATAATGAAACATGATTTATTGATTAAATTAAATTTATTGAAAAATGGTGATTTTTATGAAGCTATTTCAAAAAAAAGTCTTCAGAGTATGCAGGAACCTTATAAAGAGTGTCTTGCATTGATCGATACTGCAATGCGTCAAGAAAACAGAAAAAGATATGAAGAGTTCAGATCAGGTACTATACTGCTCAGAAATAAAGTTATGCAAATCAACGATGAAAGTCAATCAAAAAACATAACAAGAAGGAAGCATCTTCTCATGTTTTTTCATGATATAAATATAACCACAATAAACGATATAGATATAAAGGATTATCATATTGATTTCTTAGAAAACTTATATGGAATAATTGTTGACCAGATTAAAAGCAATCAATTCTTATACTCTATCGTTCGCGATTATAATATCAAAGAACCTGTTGATTATATAACAAATGGCTATAATTATTGTAATGAATCTTTCACAAACATTGAACAAGCGCAAGATTTTTTAAAAAATAATTCAGTAGGATTTGCAAAGAAACTAACAAATTATAACAATCCCATAGAAAAAGCAAATGCATTGAAAAAATTTATTAATGATGAGCGAAAAGAGAAAAATGATAAAATGTTTAAAGCTCTTTACTCTATTGATGAAGAAAAGAAATAAGGACAGCTCTTTGTAGGTCTGTCCTGTTTTTGCCTCCAATCGTAAGCATCCATGCCAATGCATATATAATTGATTTTATGATTGAGTTTTCTTGATTTTCTGGTCAGAAAATTTATACGATTCGTTTTTATAGAAAGCCCCATATAATAAAAAGTACAAATTTGTCCGATATAAAATCTATAAAGCAAGCTGACTAATAAACCAGAAAAAAGTCAGAAAATTTACAAAAAAACTATCAGTTCTATGATAGTAGCTGATAGTATGAGATAGAAAAAAGCCTTTATTTATCGTATTTTATAGGCTATGAATAGGTTTTTAACGAACCTCTCTACCCCTGCCAGTTTACATCTTCAGATGCTCATTCGAGCATCTTTTTTTTCATCATCTTTGGGAAATACAGGAGGATCATAGGCAGCTGTACCTTTTTCTGATACAATCTATACAGGTGATGTAT